AATTTTATACCAGCAGCCGCAGCCCAATCAGAACTTTGTAAAACTCCTGCTTCAATTGTTCCCATATTAGAATGTATAGCCGATAAATTAGATACATATATATTTGATGCTAGTACTGCATCTGCTGAGATATGGGACGCTAATATAGCACCAGCACCTATTACACTAGCTATAACAGCCCCCGCTACCATTACTCTAGTTATAACTGCACCAGTTTTTATTGCTGTTGCTGTAACAGCATACGGTGCTAAATTACTTGCTAATACTGCAGCAGCAGCTAATTTGGAAGCAGTTATACACCGCACTCCTAGATCCCCTGAGTCTATAAGGGTAGTTTTGTCGCTTGCCACAAGAGATCTAACACCAACCCCAAAAAGATCATATGGTTCTATTTGAGTATAATATGTGGCATCCGATACTATTCCAGTTAGAGTATATGTTCTATTTCCTTTTGCTATTCGGTCAACAGAAGCGTTTAATGGAGTAGCAACACCATAATATATCTTAAAATAATCTAGGTCATTATCCTTCGGATTGTAAGAAGAAAAATCTATCTTAAAAGTTCTAAAAGTACCATCTACTACAGGCTTATGTGTAGACATATCTGGAGCAGGGTTGCTTACAGTTAATTTCGCTGGCTGTTTAGATATCTTCCCAAACCAATTACGCTGATATACTTGTATTTGAAATGCTCGTTGTGCTGCCCCCGCGTTGTCTTCTTTGTTTTTCTCCCACGTATAAACGTAAAATTTATCAGTAGTGTATTCAGTTCTCCATAGAGTAGTACCTGTGCTATCCCACATCTCTACTTTAAAATCTCTCACTATAGCCCAATCATTAGCCCCCTGTCCAGATGGGGCTTCTGGTTTTAAACTACCAGCCCCTCCAAACGGAGCGTTTAATCTCCAAGTAAATTTACAGTCTCTTCCTGTAAAAATAACATTGTTGCCTTGGTTAAATATTTCTAATCCTGTAGGGCTAAATGGTTCTCCTACGTTTTCGCCACTAACTGTAATATTGCCTGTAGCAGGATCTAGATTCTTGATACCAACTTTATTTATAGAATAAACTCTTACATAATATTTTATTCCTGGTAGCACATCTGTATATTCAATGTCATCATCACCAGAACCCTCTGCTACTTTAACGAAATGAATGTTATCAGTAGATACATATACGTCAGCATGATCCCAGACTATTGTATCTTCTGGTTGCCTAAAAGAAACTGCAAAGCCTACTTGGTTATACAATTCACGTAAAACAAGTCCAGTAACTGCCGGAGCGAATTCTGTTGGATTTGGCAATTCGCCTTCCTCACCAGTACTAAGAGCCATGCCAGAGTCACTATATATATTAGCATTATGTTCTGTGGCAATGATAGATATCTCATCATTTTCAGCCAGAGAAATTTCCTTTATTCTATATTCTTTTATAGTACTACCGTCTACCCCAAGAATATAAACTTCATCTTCTGCTGGTGTGGTAGAAAAAGATCCATCTATGGTTACTGTTTTCCCACTTACGCTTGCTATATCAAAAGTTTCAATACTATCATCATTGTGAATTATTTTGAGATCGTATGATGTTGGGGCATCTATTATATTTTGTGGCATATCTTGGTCTATTACACAAGTTGTAGAAGTACCACTTATAACTCTACCGCCCCACCCCCATTGTGGTATATCGTGCTGTACTGCTACTACATCACCAGGTTCGCAATGTAAAGCAGATAATGTTGTAGAGAACTCTACAGTACGTCTAGAGTATTTAGCCCTGTTTAATGCTAATTTAGCCTCTCTTAACGCTTGCGCTGTATTTGTTACACCCACAAAACTAAGGGACATTTTTCGTTTTGGTTTTCCTAATGCCCATTCAGTTTCGTCAGCTAACTCAAATTCTTCGCTCTTCCATTCGTTATCTTTATTAGCATACGTAGCCTCTACTACGTTAGGTATCTTTGTGTGTTCGGCATACTTCGTCGTGAACTTTCCTTCAAGTATATTACCCATTGTAAATAATTGGGTAGGATCTTCGTCTTCTTCGTATTTAAACTTTATATAGCCACCAGACCAATAGATAAATAATCTTGAAACTAATGCCATTTGTTGCAACCAACTACCTGGGTCTTGTGGTGTATCAATCACTATATGAAGTTCATTTTTATGTTCAGTACCCGACTTTTGCCAACATTTTTTTGCTGCTGCATCAATAGTAGTATCATCCAAATCAGATGTTGATATTACATCTCCTACACCATACCTAGCATTAGTTAGAAAATCTCTAACTATATATGCAGGGTTAGATGTCCACTGCGTAGTATAAGAAATTCCATCCCATTCTATTGGTGTGTCATCTGCTAGAAGTTTGAATGTATTACTACTATCCCAATAATAATCTTCAAATTCCTCACTGCCGTCGCCGGCCAAATCTGGTACTCTTACTTTTTGTCCTCTAACTAGTACCTGAATATTTGGCAACGTACCAGATATTTGGTCTGTAGCTTTTACCCTAAGAGCTATTAAAGACGTATTAGGATAAACCAAATCTTCACTTACAATTTCAGTAATATGTGTGGTATTACATTTATTTTCGTATGTAGCTTTCTTACTTATTTCCGTAGAAGCTGGGGCGTATCTTTGTACTTGTATATCATAGGTATCCCTAGCTGGTACTGTTATGGTTTTATATTCCTTAACCTCAGACCGCGATTTAGCTGTAATCTTATGCCAAGAATCTGGGTGGTCTACCCCACTACCAGAGACAGCAGGACTATAAACCCACGAACCTTGTGGATCATTTACTCTATATCTAATTCTATATTTCACAGTTAGAGCACTACTATTGCCGCTGTCAAACACAGCATATAAAGCTGGGCAGGTTAATTTAACTGTGAACTGATCTATATCTGTGCCTGTTGTATATAGTAAAGTCCAATTATCTGCTGGATTATCGCGTAGGGCAGGCACTGGGTGGGAATAAGTATTTGACGTTTTTACATCTCTAAACCCTTTTATAGATGTTTGTGTGTTGGTGCCTACTTTTCCAGCCCAATAGCAATCTTCAAAATCAGAAACAAACTGGTCATTAATTTTAATATATGGTGTTTGGGTGTCAACATCTTCCAATGCACTAGGTATAGTAGCTACCAGTCCAGTTTGATCTTCGTCAACTATACCTGCAATTTCTCCTTCTCCTAATGCAAGCAAAGAGTCTAGATAATTATCATCACCAGAAGACCAGATATTAAAATTTATTAGTTGCCCACCAACTAAATGTTCACCATAAACTATAGCTAGTGGGGTATCTGCACCAAATGTAGTAGAAGGACCATCCCAACTATAAGTAGCAGATTCGTTTTCTATAGGGAAAGTAGGTGGTTCAAATAATTCCCATAGCCACCCACCACCTAACCAAATCTGGCTACTAAATGAATCAGAAAAAGGATTGAATAATCCCCCCCAAGAAAAATCACCTTCTATGTTATGTGTGATTTCTACAACATCATTATCTTTTAATACACAATCATTTAATTCTTCTTGTGTGAGTACCCTATTGTTAACACATACCCATATTTTTTTGCCTAGTAATGGTTTAGTTATGTGGCTATTATCACGTACTATTTCATAAAAGGCTGTGTTGAGGTTTGAACACGAAGTTTCAAATTCGTAGACTTCACCAGCAAATCTATTAGGGATATAACGAATTAACGCCACTAATTAATCTCTCCTATATATCTGTAGGCACTATGTGCTTTATGTATCCACCTATTTAATTTTGTAATACCTACTGGCATATATTCCGTACAATGTATAATCTTATTAAAAGTAGTATATACCGCTATATGTGTAGGTATGTTCTTATGTTCATCATCTAAGCCAAATAAAATTATATCATATGTCTGTAATTTATTAGTATCTACGTCTATCTTTTCCCACATTCTACTAAATTCAGATATAGACTTGTAAAAGATGGAAGAAGATTCTACAGTTGGCTCATACCCAGACATATCAAATAATTCTACCCCCAATTTTTCTTTATAAATAATTACTACCAAGCCCCAGCAATCTATGCCTTCTTTGGTTCTACCACCATATTTAAATGGAATACCAATATATTCTCTAAATGATATCATACTAATATTACACGTTTACGTGGTATTCCAGGGAACCCACCATAACGAGATGTATTATTATAAGAATCGCAAGAAGCCAAAGTTTTTAAACATGTTGTGATGAGAGAAGATGCTAATGTTGCGTTGATTGCTGGTGTAGCTATCGTCGTTGTACCCAAACAGTTTATTCCTTTAAATGACCATTGGCACTGGTCTCTTCGGTATACTCTATAAGGGATCGTTATATTATATATAGTAGTCTTCGGTACTAACGAAAACGTAGCACTGTCTCTTGTAGTCTGCGCTCCATCTACATAAAATTTTTCTGTTACGTTAGCATTAGAGTTACCTAGCAACTCTTTGAATACTTTTACTATAGTTATGCCCCTACCTCTAAGGCCGTCATTCTGCTCTAAGAACGCTGTAACTGTTCTATCTACGTTAGATATAGTTACGCTCATTGACGGTGCTGACTCCACACTAGAATAACTTATATCAGAAATATTAACAGGGGCAGCAGTATAGGTCTGTGCTGTAGCAGTGCCTGGAAGAAAGTAATCAACGTTTTTATCCCAAGCAGCCCAATATACTACACTAGCAGCAGAATCTGCATATTCTATTGCAAGCAGTTTTATAGGTGCTGTGCCCTCTAGCGCATTCTTTTTTTCTACGAATGATGCATTAAGTGTGCGTGCCATTATTTAACGTCCCTTTGAATGAAAGTAACTTTGCCACTTCTAACTGGTCCAACAAAAGAGGCATTCAAATTTGCATCTACTATATCATTGACTTTAAAATCTTCGTTGCTCTCAGCCAAATAACATCTATACATAGGATATGCGTACACCTTTCCAATGGAAAAATCCTGTAGATCTCCAAAGTCACTAACATTAGAAAATGTGATAGAAGAATCCTCTACTTTAGTACTAATTGCCCCCACTCTAAACTTAGTCTTATGAGGATACCACACACAAACATATTTTCCACCTTCTCCTGCCGTAGCAGAAAAGTCTGTTGTGTCATAAATAGAAGCGTTCCATGTTGCACCTGTAGCCAAAGCTGTAACTTTTTGCCCACTAGAAAAATCTATAACATAAAAACTATTCACACCATAATTTCCTACGTCCCTCATAAATCGGCGTATTTGCTTAAATTCCCAATTGAATATATTTTCATAATTATATTCTAGTTTATGTCTATGTTCTCCTATTTGCCTAGTCCATATAGTTCTGTTTTCCATAGTAGACATAGCAGCAAATCCTACTTTGGTTTTATTACAACCAGCATTTGGTTCAAAAAGATAGTTCGTAGCTGACGCAGAAATTTGCCCAGATACAAAATTACCTTTTGAATTGGTGTTTGTACTAGCTATATATCCAATAGGAAATATGGCAATTTCGCTCATGTATTATCGACTCCTATTAGCCTGATATGTAGACTTCTTTTCACGCATATCTTTACCTACCGCATTAACAATAACTCGTTGCCCAGACTTATCTGTCATTGCGGCAGCAATATCTTCTGTAGTTACTAAGTTATAAATAACTACTGGTTGGCTTTCACCTTTTTGTCTTATATACCCACTTGCTGAATCATCAGATACATTTTCAGAAGGTATAACTAATTCCCTACCACTAGGGTTATCTCCATAAATGGCTTGCACCCCTGATGTTACTCCTCCTGTAGCATATGATGCAGACCTACCTCTTCTTCTATCGTTTGCTACAAATGTACCATATGAAATACCACCTTGTGCATATTGTTGGGCAGGTTTCTGTGCTTCTATCTGCCTTACTCGCATCATACCTGTAGCAATACTTGTTGCTATCCACGCTGCTGCTAGGGCCGGCCCAACAAAAGGAATACCCGCTAATGATGCTGCTCCAGCCTGAGCAGTTTTGAAAGTGTCTACTATAGCTTGAGCTATACTAATAGCCTTGTACGCGTCCCATGCCCCTTTGGATTTCTGCCCCCAAAAGGCAAACATTTCTTTCCATGCTTCGGTCATTTGACCAGCATAGTTTTTTATTGTTTCTCCATAAGCAGCCCAAGTTGCTTTGGCAGCACCAACATAATTTCCTTGTTTTACTAACCCTCTTATTATAGTATTATGATATTCTAAATATGTAAGTTTAGCATTATTATACTGTTGTGTTGTTAGTTCTAATTGTCTCTGAAGATCAGCTTCTTCTTGCTGTAATGCTGCTGACCTAGCTATAGCATTAGTAGCTACGTCCTTATCAAAAGTTGTCTCTGCTAAATTGTCTTGTGCCTCAATTTGTTGTCGTATATTAAATAAACGTTCTTCTATTTGTGTTCTTTCTAAGTCTAACGCTTCTCTTCTTCTAGCATTCGATTCTTCTTCTTCTACTTGCTCTTGTGTTTTCCACCAACTAAATTTAGTAGAATATTTTTCTTGTGCAGCCAATTTCTCATCTAGCATGTCCTTCTCAAATTGATGTCTTTTTTTCATTTGCTGCTCGTTGTATTCTAATTCTCTAGCAAACGCCCCAGTTGGTCGTTCGCCAGAACCTAAAATATTAACATCTGCTGGACGATTAAATCTAGCTCCAACCCCTTGCCTACCTAAAAATAATTGTTGAGTTATTAATTCCTTTATAGCCTTCTCAGTTATTTCAGCATTTCTTCCTAAGTCAGTAATCTCTACTTTTAATTGATTCCATTGTTGAACAACTTCAGAAGGAAGTTCACCTTCTTTTGCTGCTTGCTTATAGATAGAAGCATATGCTTGTTTAGCTTGTAGAAGTTCTTTTATCTGTGAACGCTCAATCATTAATCGTTCTATTCTGTCATCTATTATTGCGGATTCTCTTTGTTCAGCAACTCCAGTCCACCTATCCCTTTCACGCATATAAGTCTCTTGAAGTTTTATTCTAGCGTCGTAGAAGGACAAGTCATCTTTGTGTTTCTTCTTCGCTACATCTTCTTCAAGCTGGCTTAGTTTGAGCAAAGTTTCAGATAATTTCTCTACTGCTTTAGACTGATCTAATACATCTTTTGTGTAGTCTTTTATTGCTTCCGTATTCCCAGCTTGTTGGTCATATAACACTTTCCAAGATGATCTCAGCGCATTTAAGTTTTCAATCTCTCTTTTTAGTTGCCCCGCCGCTTTATCTCTAGCAATAACTAACTTACCGCGTTCAGAAAGATCTTGCTCTATTATTTGTTGTAAAGCATCTTCAGCAGATATTTTAGTTTCAATGGATGACTTATCTATTTTGGAATGCACAACAGTTTGTTTATCTAACTTCTTGGAAAATTCAATAGCTTTCTTTAACTGTTCTACATACCTCTTCCATATAGCTACTTGTTCCTCCACAGCCCCTTCTTCCATAAGAATATT